TCAGGTTCCGGGACAATCAGCATGACATCCAGAGGATGAACTTTGTCAAATGTATCCTCGCCCCATGGCTCTCTGTCAACAAATTCAATGCTGTGTGCCTCGTGAAAGGAGTTGTCGCCCAGCTGTTTCTTCCGGGTTTTGTATTTGATTGTCTTGCCTTCAGCCAGATCCCAGAAGGTTGAAAGCCCGTCAACGTCGGTTTCCGTGGCTTCCAGCAACATGTCTTCAAAGAGGAAGAATGACTGGTCATCCCAAAGCTGGATTCCCTTGTCCTGTTCGTCATAGTCGAATACATTGTAATGGACTCGCCAAGAGGATTTGAGGGCATCGATTTTCTTTTTGTCCTGTTTGGATTTGTCCTTATCCCATTCCTCATATAGCTCATCGCACAATATGCACTTCCGTCCGAAAGCTTGTTTGAGACACACGAAGGTGTCTTCATTTCCGCCAACTCCCTTGTGAACCGGGATCTCCATTTTGTAGTCCTCATCTCCAACATCGAGGCCGACAAGACTGCCTGACTTCATTTTGAGCTTCTTGTACCACTCTTGAGTAATGAGAAATGGAAACAGGTCAATTGTCCGTTTCTGGCCCTTCTCGGCCACCATGTCAAAAAGATTGATCTTGACCGGCGTCAGGGCATAGTTCATAACAGTCTTGCGGCCCATCCCCTTTTTCTCACGCTCATCGACGTTCCGGCGAGTCCTCTTTTTTGTCCTCTCTCGCCGTTCTTCTTTTGATCTCTTTGATCTCATGGGTTTTCTCCTTTTCCTCAAAATAAGTTTTGGTTGCTATTTTTGAAATGATCCGGGTCAGGATTGCCACAAGGACGATGCCCACAGCAATCAGGACGGCAATTGCAAAACATTTCGTGATGAACTCCATTACGTCTGCCTTGTTCGCCTTTTGGCATTCACCTTTTGTCGGCCTTTTTTAACAACTTCGTCTTTGGCCGTTTCCATCATTCGCTTTCCCGGCTCAACGTCTCGGCGTTCAGTGGGTGTTGCAAAGTAATTGTTTTTCCAAAGTACAACTTCATTCTCCAAAGCAAACTTCCTGTCATCCATTGCCCGGAGGGCATTCCAAGCCATTGACAGTTCCCACTCAGCGGCAATGTGTTCGTCTTTGGCCGTCTTATGATCTGAGTGCGTTCTGTAATGTGCTTCCCGGAGTGAGTCGCTGGTCAGTGCTTTACTCAGCACCGGATCTTTTTTGATCTCTTTGATTATATTGGATCTGGCCACCTTGACTTTCTCGTGGGCCTTCTTGACAACCTTCTCCCAATGCGATACTTCTTTTGCGTACTTGTAGCGCACTGAAGAATGCATCCGCCATTCTTCGTGAAGGTCGTCGAGGTCAATTGCCTGATCTTCTTCAAAGTTGAGTTCTGTCATTAGATCCTCCCTGTTCTATTATAGGGATTTCCTCAAATATTCTAAACAAAAACGTCAGCACAAGCCTTCGTCAGTCCCGGCTTTCCGTTGTAAAAGAGTGGATCACTGAAGCAGTCGAGCACTAACAGTGCTTGGCTTGCGACTTCTCCTGTTACCTTTGTTTGTTTCAATAGTACAGATTGCATGTATCCGTTCACGGCCTGTCGCACCTTCTCCGGCTCATCATTCAAATCCTTTATAATTGGGGCAACGTCGGCCCAACTTCCATTTAACAAAGCCCGGCACAGGTCAATTGTCTGTTCGAGGGTAACAAGCGCTTGCCTTGGACAGCCGTCAGCGGCCTCGGCTATGGCCTTGATCACATCTTCTTCAACTCCGCCTTCCCCTTCCTCCGACAGTACATGCTCAATGAGTTTGCCCAATTGTCCGTCCCGGAGTCTCTTGACTTCGAAGGTTGAACAACGGTTTCGGATTGTCTTCAAAAGCTTTTGCGGGTCAGTGGTACACAACAAAAAATAGACATGGGCCGGAGTGTCCTCAAGCGCCTTCAACAGCGAGTTCTGGAAGTCCTTTGTCCCCTGATGAACTTCGTCCAATACATAGATCCGGCAGGAGTTTGAGGCATTGACGGGCATATACACCATTGACCGCATGATTTCTCTGGCGGTGTCTATTCCCCGGTTGTTGCTGGCATTGATCTCTTGGAAGTCCTGATTGGTTGTGCTCGGAGGACAACCCAGCTTTCTGGCGACGATCCGGGTGAACGTCGTCTTGCCGCACCCTGTTGGGCCTATGAAGAGCCATGCCTTCGGGTAGTCCTTTGGCCTTTCAAGAATCGTTTTTATGCTCTTGACGATAGTTTCATTGCCCACGATTTCACTGAAGTCGTTTGGCCTGTAGTCGAGATGTAGTGGCATTTTAATCCTCCCAGTGTTGGTTCATTTTCTCTCTGAATTGCCATTCCTCATCGGCAGCTTCACAGATCGTGTCGTCCCAATCGCAGTTGGTAGCCAGCCATTTTAAGTAACTGCTTGGACAATCGCATAGCAGTTTCCCTTTGTACTTGCCCCACGGCATCGGGAAGTCATCAATCATTTACGCACCTCTCAGTAATTCGAGTTTGGCAGCAAAGTTCTCGATCCCTTTTTCAAAGTACACTCTATTGCTTGCCTTTCGTTTGACAGCAGCCGGATGCATACACCAACAAACCCAAGCGGCCACAGATTCGATCCACTCCGTTGTCCCGCTCAATTCGGTGATTCCGCCGTCCTGATTCTTAAAAGCTTTCACGCAGGTGTTGCCGCAAGCCAGTATCAGTCGAGGCTTCACCCGGCTGAACTCCTCTGCCAGCCACCGGGCACAATGGTTGATGTGTTCTGCTTTGGGCGTCCCGGTTTCCGAAGGGTAACACTTGACGATGTTGGTGACATAGAACAGCCGCCGGTTCAATCCGTACAGGGCCAACTCACTCCACAATAATTCCCCGGCAGGTGCCTCCTCATGAAATCCTCGTTTGAATTTGTCCTCCTTTGGGCCGGGTGCTTCTCCGCATATCGCGGCGTTCAGTGCTCCGGGCGAGGGAAGGACAGGGGCGTCACACTCGTCAACAAGGTCGCACCATGCGCATTGAGTCAACTCCGGGTTCACAAACCTTCGAATTGGTTTGATAAGGCCAGACGGGACGCTGAAGCCGCCACCAAGCGTCAGCGCCTCTCCAATTACATCGTCTGGCCCCATCAGGCTCAGGAGGGTTGAGAATGATTCTTCATTGGACAGAGACCATTGAAAGTTCTTTTCAACTACGTCCTGATTTGGCATTTCTTCTGGGTTATATGCTCCGATTTCAGCCAGAAGTTTCCCCACCTGTGTCTTAGTGTTCGGGGCAGCTTTGAGTTGGAAAAAGCCAACGTTGCTTTCGGTTTCCAGAGTGCAATGTTTGATGGCCTGTTGCTCTCCAATCGTGTTTATTTCGATGAACGGGACATACAGGGTTTCGTCCTCTCCGATAGTCCACCGGATCGGATCTGAGATGTCACACTTGGGCAACATTATCTTCAGGCCCAAGTCTTGTGCCTCGTTTATGAGTGATTGTTTTTCGTCCTTTTGAGAATAAGTGAGGCAGGAGCAGATGAACTCTGCTGGATAATTGAACTTGCACCAAGCCGTCCAATAAGCAATGGCAACTTGGCTGATCACTTTCATGATCTGCTCCTGATACACGAGGAGGCCAAAGGTTTCAAATGTGATTTCCTCATAGATCCGGTTTTTTGTCTTCCAGCCTTCTCCATGCTTTCTTTTGATGTATTCTTCTGTCATCCCGCTTTTATATGGGCCGGGGCGCGCAATGGCCTGAACAACAACCATATCATTAAATGATTCAACTCCCATCTCCTTGCAAAGTTCAGTTGTCGGCCTCTGGCTGAATTGGAAGATCCCGGAGGTGCGCCCATCTGAAATCCCTTCAAACACCTCATTCCCGTCAAGTGTTAGTTCATCGAAGTCAAACTGGGTTTCTGGCCCTCGTTTCGAGTTGATCAACCGGCGGCACTCGGAAAGGACAGACAGCGTGGAAAGACTAAGAATGTCCAACTTGATCAAACCGCAATATTCACTGTCTTCCATATCCCATGAGGAGACAACGTTGCCCTTTTGAACCCGGAGCACTCCCCGTTTCCCGTCTGTTAGATCTCTGTCTCATCTTCGTCGAAACAGATCTGGACTGCCTTCTCATGATCGTCAGGCTTGACTGCTTGTGTTATGGCTGAAACGTCTTTTTCAGGGATCTGGAAAACACGCCCAATGTCTCGCAGGACGGCCTTGCTTTTCATTCTTGTATCCGTCGAGATCCCGCAAACGTTGTTTTTTCCATAAGTGTCTTCAATGTATTGAACAACGAGATCCCGCTTGTTGGCCTCGAAGTCAATATCAATATCTGGCCAGTCAATCCGATCTGCTGATATGAACCGTTCGAAGGAAAGGTCAAACTTGATCGGATCTGTCTTGGTGATTCCCAGAAGGTAGGCAATCAGAGATCCGCCCACCGATCCTCTGCCCGGCCCAACCATTATATCGTTCTCATTACACCATTGGATTATGTCGCGGACAATCAGGAAGTATTGTTCAAACTTTTTAGATGTGATCAGATTGAATTCATAATCAAATCGATCCATACAAATCTTCCATTTTGGTTCACTCTCCCCGAACAGTTTCGTCAGGGATTCAAGGCATAGGTCATAGAGGATCACCGCTGGATCTTTTTCTTTGGTTCCCGGCGCTCTCGGCAAAGAGATCTCTTGTTTTGGGATTCGGAAGTCTTGGCAAATCCTCGCAATGCCAACGGTGTTATGCATCGCAGCGCGTACTTCATCTTCAGTGAATTGGCCTTGGCGCGCAAAAGCCGTGTACATCTCTTTTTCGGATCTGAGGTGGAGATTTCTGAAAGTGAATTTCCATCGGTTTGGATCATTCCACTTGGCCTTCCGTTGTACAGCCAGAAGGGCGTCCTGTGCCTTTCGTTCATTCCTCAAGATATAGTGGGCATCATTTGTGGCTACATATGGAAGGCCGGTTCCATCTCGGATTGGCTTGATGAACTTCTCGTGATATTCCTTCTGGATATCCTCGTTGTGGGGCATGATTTCGAGGTATAGCCGGTTGCGCATCCTTTTAATTAGTTCAACAAAAAACTCCTCGCCACCCTTGAGGGTCAGAAATGATCCAAGGCAGCCCGTCAGAATTATCCACCCGGAGAGATCCGAGTTCAATATGGACTCATAATCAATCCGGGGCTTTTGGTTGAAAAAGCCTTCCAAGTTTGAGTATGTAAGAATGCGGCACAGCGCTTGCCATCCTATCATATTCTTTGCGAGAATAACGATGTGCGCGGCCTTTTCCTTGACTCTCTTTTTGGCATCCGGGACGATATAAGCTTCACAGCCGAGTATGGGCTTGATGCCCTGCTTGTCGCATTCCTTCTGGAACTTCAGACAGCCGGAGATGTTGCCGTGGTTAGTCAGAGCAAGCCATTTGAAGCCCATTTCCTTTGCCCGGTCAACGTACTGCTTCGCCGATCCATAGCCGTCCAGCTGGCTGTATTCGTTGTGAATGTGTAGGTGTGCAAATCCTTTATTGTCCAAAGGTCAATCCTCCTCCCCTTTCGGGCTTGTAATATCCGCTTGGCAGTGGCCAAACATCGTGCTTTCGAAGGGTTGAAAAAACGGTTGATGGCTCAACGTCGATATTCTCACATATGTGTTTTAATGAATCTGTCCTTTCGAAAAACCAATCAGACCGTTTCCAAACTGAATAGTCATAGACTCCATTGGTTTTCCTTATACCGATATCACGAATGGCCCTTTCAAGGACGGCGAACCAAAGGTGCTGTTCGGGCGTCCTCTCCTTCAGTCGCCATCTGGCATAGATCTC